CAATTTTCGGCACTTTCCTAGATTTAGTTGAGGGTGTGGTTCCGGTTCAGTATTTTAGCATTGGGTCCTAATAAGTCTCATGTGATATTTCAACTGGTTGATAGCAAAAGAAATGTTTAATCCTATTACCGATAACAATACGTTTGAGGCCCCGAACTGCAGCGAGGGTGTGAAGAGAATAGCAGGCCAGTCTGATGCTGGGTTACCAAATGTCATCCCGTTGAAGAAACGGGTTACTAACGTCAAGGGAGGCGTTAGTAAATCTGGAGGATCGAAGCCTTCGGAGCGAACCCTAGTACCCGGTGATGTGGCCGCCGCTCGTGAAAGTCGAGCAGGCGGAACTATTAAAGGTACCAGCTCTAGCAAAGCTGCCCAGAAGGGAAAATTTGAGAAGAAGGGACATCGCGAGTTCAAGTCCGCTTCTTCAACCAACCCTCACGATACTAAACAGAAGAGAAATCGTGAGGCAACTGATTTTGTCCGTTCAGAATTACGGGCGATATTCAAGACTAAAATTCTAGGGAGATTTGATTACTCCGTCCAGCCCCCGAGTGGTTGGGCTACCATGGTTGATCTGTGTTCACAACGCCGAGCAGAATACATGGGTGAAGAAGTTTTCGATAATCCCGGGGTGCGAGGGAATGCCCACTTCTTCGTGCTATCACAGGCCTCTCATTTGTTTTGGTATGACATTAAGAGTATGGCTGAAGCGTCATTACAAGTCCATACAGTGTCCCCTTTGGAGCTGTTTAAGTGGTTTTCACGGACTTTTGAAGTGGCTATTCAGTTGTATGATTTGTCAACGAAAGAGAGAATGAGGTTTGGGGCTGCACGCGCGAAGCATGTAATTTCACTTTTGTCGTCTGTTGATATGAGTGATTATCTATACGTGTGTGTGATGCCGATTCGGGTCAAATTTGACCTTTTGTTTGCGGAGCAGGTGGTGGACCTGACCCGTCGTGCCAAACCGGCTTTCTGTTCAAAACAGGAAGTATCCACCTCCAAAGATGTGCTGGCGTCTGCGGATCACGTTACCAGCAAATCGGAAAGTCACCAAACCGATTCAACAAATGGTGAAATTGATTTTGCACTCATTTTTAAGTCCCATGATGAAAGCTCCGATGAAGGAGACGGGCCCGAGAAATCGGACGAGCAAGCACCTAGCTCGGTCATTTCTGGCGCTGCTGAGATATTAAGTTCTCAACGAAGTAATTCGGGCGGCGACAGTCCTGATAGTGTAGACCGAACGGTCTCTGAGGGCATTGAGAAGATAAAGACTGCTGAGCTATTGAGTGCTCATGACAACTTGGTCAGAGAAGTTGTTGGCGGTTTGAAGCTCCTAAATGAGGGTACTGTTGTAAACCCTGATTCTAAAACACAGATTACTCCACCACTTCTCCAATCAGTCTCAGAACTTAAGACTCCTTCTTCCTTTTATGCCGCCCGGTATTCTCAGGAGTTTATAGATATGGATTCTGAATGGATAAGATGGAAACGATTATTATTCACCGACAATCGTTGGGTGTCGACACTGTTCTTCGTGATCACACCTATTTTGTGTTTCATGCTCTGTATGATGAGCGTATATAATACCTTTGCTGTCGAAGGTAGATTATATGCACGATTGGCTGGGGCTGTTCCGCCCCGCGTAATATTGCTGATAATGGCTTTTCCCGGACCACTCGGGGAGATGCTCAACCTGTCCTGGGTCATACTAGGTTTAGTTTGGGTAGAGTTGTTAATCATAATTAGTATGGGCTCCTTACATACCCTACTAGTCGTTGGTTACATCATGTCATTTGACGGCGAGCTTACCGCTGTAGCCTCTCAAAAATTCCGCAAGTCAAAGACGGTTGGAAATACATGGACTTTTGTCAAGCGACTCCCCTGGGTAAAGGGGGACAAGCGTGTCAAGAGACACATGCTCGGGGATAGTGCTGAAGACCCTGAGTTGGCCATTTATAGGTTCGAAACTAAAGAGCCCATTATGGTTAATAATTCCTTCTTCTTGCAATTTTGGAAATTTATTTGTTGGATTGAGTGTATCTTTCTGACTCATTTGTTACCTGTCTCCAAGATTGTTAAGTTAGCGGATGATACCAGGCATTCTGGTTTTTCACTGATATCCCACAGTCGTGTTAAGGTTGAGGAGTTGATTATATCAACGCGTGCATTTGCTGATGCTATCTCTCTTCATTCTTGTCACACTAAGATGTCTAGGTCAGAAAAACAGAAGCTGATATCGCGGTCATTGGATAGAATGGCCCACATTGGTTTGGATAGAGACTACTGTCTTTATGAGAACCAATTCATCATAGAAAATACGGAGCGTGCCATCACGCAATGGTTGGCGTCCCGCGAAGATGAACCCTTCGAAGGATGTCATTCAGATTTTCAATAATACCCCAACAACTTCATGTGGGGCCCCTCATAAGACTACTCGCTTTTGGATATGAGCCACATGAAGTGCAACCCCTGAGAAAGAAATTTCAAGTAAGAGACACAGTTTCGGTGACAATTAAACCCTATATGAGATCAGATCATATGGGACGTGCCGTAGAACTTGCATCGCTAGGTCCACATTTAGACGGCGTATGCTTGCCTCATGTCGATACTAGGAATAGGGAAACTCAGGCGTTGGGTGTTATGGCGAGGATGGGCAAGGTCCTTCCCGAATTGAAGGATCCGAATTTTTACACAGAATTGGCGATTTTCGTCAAGGAGGAACTGGGGCGTAGAGGGATCAAACCTCTTGCCCCTGACACAGATCTCACTTTCGAAACTTGGTTGGACAACACAAATTATCCGGCCTGGCGTAAGGAAGAATTGAAGACAGTTGAACAGGAAATATTTAAGCTAGATGAAACCGTTCAACTATGTGGAGGAGGAGAGAAGTACAAGCATTTTGGTGTGAAGCTTTTCACCAAGGACGAATGTTATGTAGACTTCAAACATGCTAGAGGAATTTATGCTCGATCGGATGCAGCCAAGATTTTTTTTGGTCCTGCTGTCAAAGCGATTGAGCAAGTTGTCTATTCTCACGAATTAGGCTTCAAAGAGTTCATCAAGCATGTCCCTGTGAGGGAGCGAGCAAAATACATAGATCAAGAATTAAACGTAGAAGGAAATGTCTACGTTGCTACAGATTACAGTTCATATGAGGCGCACTTTAATTACGACCTTATGGAATCATGTGAATTTGTGCTATATGATCATATGTTGAGTAACGTTCCAGGGGGCACCAAGCTCTTAGGTGTTATGAGGGATACGTGGCAGGGACAAAATCGGATCGGCAATAGCAAGTTGCTGGCTCGAGTTCTTGCGTGTAGGATGTCAGGTGAGATGAATACAAGTTTGGGTAATGGATTTTCGAATCTGATGCTCATGCTATTCGTCTGTTCTAAGCTTGGCGTTCGTGCTAATGGGGTCGTCGAAGGAGATGATGGCCTCTTCTCTTTTCCAGCGGGTTCTAGTCCCCGCGATGAAGACTTCCGTTCATTGGGCTGCGACATAAAACTCGTGACCCATGAAAAGTTGTCAACCGCATCTTTCTGCGGACTCGTTTTTGATGAAGACGATTTGGAAGTGATCACAGATCCACGAGATGTGATCGCATCATTGGGTTGGTGTTCTAAACGCTATGCCTTTTCAAATAAAAAGACTCAGCTTGCGCTCCTGCGCTCGAAAGCTTTGTCTTGTCTACATCAATATCCAGCTTGTCCTATGATCTCAGAATTTGCGAGAACTCTATTAAAATTGACTCGGTCTTACGACATCACTAAAGTATTAAACTCACGCAACACGTCGTGGTGGGAAAGAAATAAGTTAGTTGAAGCCGTTAAAATGACCACAATAGAGTTGACCGAACCACGTGTAATCGGTTTTGGCACGAGATGTCTCGTCGAAGAATTATATGGGATTTCCATAGAGGATCAACAAACTTTCGAGCAGTTGATGAAGGACAAGAACGATCTCCTACCAATTGAGTTCTCTCCCCTTTATGAAGTGTGTCCAGGATCTTGGAAAGCCTATTTCGATAGGTTTGTCATAGAGTCTACATCCATGGAACCAATCCAAGTCTTTCCTTGGGCGAACCATTCAATGGTTCGTTGCAAAGACTTCATAGTCTGATTATAGACCGAGTGTCGCATCTCGATTACCCATAGACCCATGCG